TCCAAAATGCTATCTGCCACGGGAAGGCGGATAGTTTTGACGAATATAAACGGCTCTGTGGTGAGGTACGAGGGTTACTCATCGCTAGGGAATTAACTGAAACCCTTAGAAACAAAATGGAGAACTCAGATGACTGAGATATTACTGGCTACAAACCCCAGTAAACCGCAAGTAGTTGGTGCTGTTAACTTGGAAGCCACCCCTGAAGAGAAAGCAAGCCAGCTACCTAAACCATCGGGTTACCGCATCTTATGTGCTATTCCTGAAGTAGAAAAGGAATACGAAAGTGGCATCATTAAAGCTGATGTCACTATGAAACACGAAGAAGTATTAACCACTGTTTTATTCGTAGTTGCTTTAGGTCCAGATTGCTACCCAGAAGAGAAATTCCCTAGTGGTCCTTGGTGTAAGGTAGGTGATTTTATTTTGGTTAGACCGAACTCAGGGTCTAGGTTATTGATACATGGTAGAGAGTGGCGTATAATAAATGACGACACAGTAGAAGCCGTTGTACAAGACCCTAGAGGAATAAAGCGTAAGTGAAAACGTGCACCAGATGCAAAATAGCCAAACCATACACTGACTTTAGCAAATTAGTAAAGGCTAAAGATGGACACCAATACCAATGTAAAGTTTGCAAATTAGAACAGCAAAAAAGTAACCCTAATCGTGTCAATGTGACTAAAAAGTATAGGGAGGCTAATAAAGCTGTTTGTAATGAGCGTTCAATAATATCGCAAAATAAAAAGCGAGAATACTACACGCAAAAGTCTATGGCTTGGGCAAAAGCAAATAGAGATAGAGTTAATGCAAATAGGCGAAAAAACTATAGACATAACCCGTCAATGGAAATAGAGCGTGTTCGTAGGCGAAAAAATAGAATCAATGGTTTTAAATTGGACCCTGCTTTTCAAGCTGAAGTTGATGGGATGTATTTGTTTTGCTCAGTGTTTTATGGATTTGAAGTGGATCATGTGGTGCCACTTAATGGTGATTTGGTTTCTGGTTTGCATGTTCCACAAAATTTACAAGTGCTTACTGTATTTGATAACAGGAGCAAAGGTAATAAATTTGAAATTTAATCCCCACAAAAAGGATAAACAGTATGGCTGAATACGAAGAATATAAATTCCCAGACGAACAAGATCAGAACACTGAGCTTGATATTGAAGTCGAGATTGAAGACGATACCCCGGAGGAAGACCGAGGCCGTCAACCCATGCCTAAAGAGATCGTTGACGATTTAGATCGTGATGAGCTTGAAGAGTATGACGAAGGTGTTAAACAGAAGCTGAAACAACTTAAAAAGGTTTGGCATGATGAACGTAGAGCTAAAGAACAGTTAGCTAGAGAGCAAGAAGAAGCTTTAGCGGTAGCTAGACGTTTATATGAAGAGAACCAAAAACTACGTTCTGCATACAGCACCGGTGAGAAGGAATACATCTCTACCGCACAGACTAATGCGCAAATGGAAATGGACGCTGCTAGACGCGCGTACAGAGAAGCTTACGAGTCTGGCGACACCGATGGTGTGATTGCAGCGCAAGAAAAGATGAATTTGGCGCAATTAAAGGTACTTCGTGCAGAGAGTTTAAAGGAAACCCCTTTACAAGAACCCGGAGATATTGTACAACAGCGCCGTGAAGAACGACCTGTACAGCCTCAAGCCGTACAACCTGACCGTAAAGCGCAAGCGTGGCAAGAACGCAACAGCTGGTTTGGTAAGGATGAGGAGATGACAGCAGCGGCATTAGGCTTACACCAGAAGCTAGTAAATAGTGGCGTTGAAGTAGGTTCTGACGAATACTACAGCACATTGGACAAGACGATGCGCACAAGGTTTAGCGAGCATTTTGGGGAACCCAAGGCAAAACCACGCACAGTCGTAGCGCCGGCAACCCGTAGCACATCCTCGAATAAGATAAGACTTACTCAGAGTCAGGTCCAAATTGCCAAAAAGTTTGGTCTAACCCCTGAAGTTTACGCTAGAGAAGTTTTAAAATTGGAGAATAAATAATGGCTACTACACAAAACAGAATAACTCGCGAGCTAGAAACCAGAGCACTAACAGAGCGTCCTAAGCAGTGGATGCCACCTGAAGCGCTCCCTGAACCTGACAAAGAGGATGGTTTCGCCTATAGATGGATTCGCGTTTCAATGCTGAACAAAGATGACCCTAGCAACATTTCAAAATCGTTTCGTGAGGGTTGGGAACCAGTAAGAATTGAAGAGCAACCAAAATACACACTGTTAGCCTCTGGCGAGGGTCGATATAAAGACAACATCGAAATTGGCGGCCTATTGTTATGCAAGATCCCTAAAGAATTTATGGACCAACGTAGAGCACATTATGCTAACGCCACAGAATCTCAAGCGAGTGCAGTAGACAATAGTTTTATGAGAGAAAATGATGCGCGTATGCCTCTGTTTAGAGAACGTAAATCAACAACTTCTTTCGGTAAAGGTTCTTAATTTTTAGGAGTTTATAATGGCTTATCCTGTCGTTTCAGCCCCATATGGGTACAAGCCGGTAAATTTGTTAGGCGGTCAAGTATTCTCGGGTTCTACACGTAATGTGCAAATCCAGTACAACTACGCTACACCAATTTACTTTGGCGATGCAATTAAAGAAGTTAACGGCTTCGTAACTCGTGCGTCTATCGCATCTGCTACTACCGCTAACCAAACAACCGGTATTTTCTTAGGTTGTTACTACACTAGCCCATCAACCAAACAACGGTTGTGGAGCCAGTATTATCCGGGCAACGTGGCTGCCGGTGACATCACTGCGATTATCTCTGATGATCCAGACATCGTTATCAGAGCGGTTATGTGTACTTCTGCAGCAAATATTGGTTCTGTTGCTCAAGTAATGGTGGGCTCTAACGTAGGTGGTATTACCACTAACGCAGGTAGCGCTAATACCGGTGACTCAGCTAACGCGATTTTGGTTCCAACTGCATTAAGCACTGCGACCTTACCATTCCGTGTTGTTGACATCGTTCGTGATACTGCTGTGTCTTTGGGTACTGCAACTTATTCGTCTATCTCTACAGCGACTGTTACTACAAGCACTGCGTTGACTCAAGCGTTAGTTGTTGGTACTGATGTAGGTAGTTTAGATTCTGCAGGTCAAGTAATCCAAAGTGGCTCATTTGTGGCTACAGCAGCAGCTGCTGGTGCTACTACAGTTGTGCTTAATGCAGCACCAACTACAGCTTTTGCAGCTGGTTCAACATTGGTGTTCACACAGTACCCAGAAGTGCTCGTGAAGTTTAACTTCGGTTATCACGGTTACTATTCTGCTACAGCAGTTTAATTAGGAGTTGATTAATGGCAATTTCACGCGCCCAGCTATTAAAAGAGTTGTTACCGGGTCTGAACGCTTTGTTCGGTTTGGAATACGCTCGTTACGGTGAAGAACATAAAGAAATCTACGAAACAGAGACTTCTGAACGTTCTTTTGAAGAAGAAACAAAACTGTCTGGTTTCTCAGCAGCTCCTGTCAAAAATGAAGGCTCAGCTCTTCAATATGACAATGCTCAAGAAGCTTGGACTGCACGATACAACCACGAAACAATTGCTTTGGGCTTCAGCTTAACTGAAGAAGCTATTGAAGATAACTTGTACGACTCTTTGTCTGCTCGTTATACAAAAGCATTGGCTCGTGCTATGGCTTACACCAAACAGGTTAAAGCAGCTAACGTTTTAAACAACGGTTTCAGCGCAGCTGTTACTGGTGGTGACGGTGTATCTTTGTTCAGTGCTGCTCACCCATTGGTGAATGGTGGCACAAACAGCAACATTCCATCTACCGCCGCTGACTTAAACGAAACTTCATTGGAAAATGCTGTGATCCAAATCGCTGCATGGACTGACGAACGTGGTTTATTGATTGCTGCTAAACCTAAGAAGTTGATCGTTCCACCAGCATTGCAATTCGTTGCAACTCGTTTGTTGGAAACTGAACTTCGTGTTGGTACAACCGACAATGACATCAACGCGTTGAAAAACAACGGTGCTGTTCCTGAAGGTTACGCTATCAACCACTTCTTGACTGACACCAACGCTTGGTTCTTGACCACGGACGTGCCAAACGGGTTGAAACATTTCGTTCGTAGTCCATTAGCTAACTCAATGGACGGGGATTTTGATAGCGGTAACGTACGTTATAAAGCGAGAGAAAGATACAGCTTCGGATGGAGCGATCCTTTAGCCGTCTACGGCTCAAGCGGTTCTTAAGTAAAATCAAACACTTAGGTGTTATAAGCCCTCCTCGGAGGGCTTTTTTATGCTTGTATATTTTTATACTACAACAAAAACAAAATCGTACATTTACGAAAAACAATTGACAATCTCCGTCCATCAGTTAAACTTAGCAAAACTGACTAAGGAGAAATATATGTTTTATGTGTATGTGTACCGTGACCCAAGACCAAACAAAAATAACCAACCAGTGTATGTAGGTAAGGGTACGGGTGATAGAGATTTGTCGCATTGGTCTAGGGGTTCACACAATAAGCCTTTCCAAGATTTTTTATCTCACATTAAACGTAAAGGTTTAATCGCGATATGCACTAGAGTGTTTGAATCTGAAAATGAACACGAAGCCTTTGCGAAAGAGATCGAACTTATTACCTTATACGGGCGTAGAGACATCGGAACAGGAACACTGTTTAACAGAACAGATGGAGGCGAAGGGGCTTCTGGGTTCCAAAAAACAGAAGCACAGAAAGAAACAGACCGAATAAATACAACTAATAATTGGAAAAACCCAGAATATGCAAAAAAAGTTTATACCGCTCAAAAGATAGCGCAAAACACCCCAGAAGCTAAGCGCATTAAGTCAAAGAACTCCAAAGCTCTATGGAGAGAAAAAGGAGACGAAATAAAGCACAGCATTGTTATCGCAAGAAACACTGAAGAGTCAAAGGCAAAAACTAGCAAACAAGCAAAAGCACAATGGGATGACGCTGAGTACAGGGAAAAACAGACAGCTAACAATAAAGAAATAGCAAATAGGGAAGAAGTCAAAGCTGCTAAAAAAGCAGCAGCAAAAGCTTTATGGGCTGACCCAGAATGGAGAGCAAAAATGATGGAGGCTAGAGCAAAGAATAAAGCAGAAAAGCAAAGTAAATAAACCTCTTGCACTTCCCAGCCATTCAGGTAATATGCGAGTCGAGTCTAGGATTAAGTTCTACGCCGACCGACCTAGCGGGCTCGCACAAGACGGGGTAGATTAGTGCACTTGGAGAATTAGAAATGTCCTTTGCTAGCCATTTAGGTCCTTGGTTATTAGGTACCGTTAAAAACACCACCGGCACAACTGCCGGCACAATCCGTAACATGGGCGCTACTGTTGTAGGTCAAACAGACGCTATCACCTATGCTGATGCAGCAGGTACAAGAGCTTTCGTTCTTCCTGCCGGTTCAGTCATCACAGAGATTGACTTTATCACCACTGCAGCATTCTCATCAGCGGCTACACTCAAATTGACCATCGGTGCTACCGACATCACTACAGCAACTACTGTAACTAACTTAGGT